CGTGATAGTAGAATTTCAGATATTGAGTATGAAATAGAAGAAATAAAAGATAATCCAGATGGTGACCCAAATGAAGAACAAATTGAAGAAGAAGTAGAAGATAGGTTATATAGTATAAGAAGAGATCCGCTTACATTTTTAGAAGACATGGGTTATGACTTTAGAAGTATGATAGATTTTATTGATAAAGATGATTTATTAGAAAGTTTAATTAATGATTCAGATTATGGTACCGCACTTAATGGGTATGACGGAAACTATGACCAAATTAATATTAATGGAACCGATTATATTGTAATGAGAACCGATTAATATTTACAGGTAATATTATATCACTATTATTATGTCAAATGGCAAAGAAAAAGAAAATAGAATTTTTAATGAACACCGAATGGATGTTTGAGAAACCAATTGACAAAGAACACAAAGAATACAAACTTCTTTCATATTTTCAAAAAATGGGTGAAAAACTGGATAATATGGAATTATATCCAGGATTTATTGAATTAGCATTACATCTAGCAAATGTCCAAACACTAGTTAAGGATAAAAAGGTTTTATATACGAACAAAAAATTTTCATCAATAGATGACGAACTTTTAGTAAAAGACCTTAAAATTAAAGATGTTCCAGAAATGGACAAAGAAGAATATGAAGAATTTATAAAGATTTTATCATATACAACACCAAGGATGATGGAATATTTTAATATAGCAAAATCAGTTTGGGAATTAGTTTTTGATAGAATTTATTTAACTGTCAAAAAAAATAAAGAAAATATTATAAACGACATTGGATACTTTTATTTTGACGACAAAAAAAACAAAAAAATCATAGTTTGGGAATATGTAAAAAAACCAGCAGCAAAGGGATCACCTGAAAGCAAATTGATTGTCAATCAAATATACAATGGAGAAAAAAATAATTTGACACCAACAAAAATAATTACTACATTTAGTGAACTGGAAGATAAAAAGAAATTACCAATAGTTGAAATGGTAAGTAATGGTGAATTTCCTTTAGAAGAAACATTACTACCGTTATTTAAAAGAAAATTAATTTCTTATATTGAACAGAAAAAAATTGTTGATTATTATAGAAATGTAAATGTTGAATAGTATGACTGAAAAAGAACTTATTGAGTTAGTAAAAAAATTACCTAATGACCAAGAATTAGGAAAAGAAATTAGAAAAATTGTAAACAAAATCAAAGAAAAAAATGGAAAATAAAGAACAGGTAAATCACCCTAGTCATTATGGTGGAGAAAATAATCCATATGAAGCGATAAAAGTGATTGATGCTTGGAATCTAGGTTTTGCATTAGGTAATACTGTAAAATATATATCAAGAGCTGGAAAGAAAGACTCAGATAAAGAATTACAAGATTTGGAAAAAGCCTTGTGGTATTTACAACATCACATAGAAATACTTAAGTCTAAGCGTTAAAGGCAACAATATCACCACCTTCAATTTCGTATTCTTTACAAAAACCACCCTTTACTTCTAACACCATATCACCACTTCCTTTGTATCTTTTACAAGGTTCTTCTTTACAAGGTTTGCAGCTATGGTGGATTTTTGAAACCCTATCGTCCTTTATAAAGATAATGTCCAAAGGTATTATACAATCTTTCATCCAGAATGAATGTTCTTTATTATCCATAAGAAATAACATTCCGTCAAAATTTTTTGAAAACTTTCTATTCATCATACCTTTTTGAATGTCTTTTGAATTCATCACACATTTTACATTCAATAAATTATTATTAAGTATAATCTCCATATTTATATAAATATATGTTATGTCTGAATTAAAGAAAATAGCCGGTGTTGTTGTTAAACATAAAAACAAAATACTACTTTGTAAGAGATCAAAAAATGAGTCATTACCATTGGAATGGTCCATACCTTCTGGACATATGAATGAAAATGAATTACCTATTGATGCGGCAATTAGAGAATTTAAAGAAGAAACAAACTTAAAAGTTAATAAGGATGAATTAAAACTTGTTGGAATTTTAAGTAGTTATATCAATAATAAAACAGAAAAAACTAAAATTATATTTGTATATGGTATTAATTCTGATAAAGAACTAATTCCTAATTTAAAAAAAGCAAAAGACGGAAAAGAACATATAGAATGTAGGTATTTTAGTAAAAATCAGTTACCAGAGTCAAAAAAAACAAAAACTATGATGGAAATTTTAAAAAATTTTTGACTTTTTGTAAATTTTATAGTATTTATTAAACACAAAAAAACCACATATCCTTCTTATTTTGTCGGTAAAAATTAAATCCCAAGAGTTAGTAGAATAATTTTTGGGATTTTTTGTTTTATATAAAAAAGTTTATTATATTTGTAATATGAAACAAGGATTTAACATTAGAATACTTCACGAGACTTTTGGCGAGTTACTAAACGAAACTTTTATGGACCAAGTCCAGTTTAAATTATTTTTAAAAATGACTCAAGCAAGTGTTGAACTAAAAAACAGTTTATCATTTTTCAATGGAGATACATTTTATGTTAATATACCAGCTAAAGTTTTGGGTGATTGTATAATAGTTACAAATACAAAAGAGATATCAATAACCGAACAGGTTAAAAGTAAAATTGAGGCGTTGGTTACAAAGTAGTTTCCTTGTTCTATCAAAATAAGGTGGTGGAGAGATACGACATTCAATGTCGTCCCAAATTAAAAGGAATCAGAAATGGTTCCTTTTTCTTGTTTTATTAAAGTTTATTTCTTAATTTTGTGATATGGAAAAAATATTATACATCGTTAGAGGAATCCCAGGATCTGGAAAATCAACATTTGCTAAAACATTGGGTGGAATACATATTGAAGCTGATCAGTATTTTATGGATGGTGAAGGTAATTATAATTTTGATGGTTCAAAAATTAAATTGGCCCACGAATATTGTAGAGCACAAACTGGTGCTTGGATGTCATCAGACGGATTACAAGTTAATGTAGATAAGATTGTTGTTTCAAACACGTTTACCCAGGAGTGGGAAATGGAACCATATTTTGAATTGGCAAAAAAATATGGATATAAAGTTTTCACTGTAATTGTTGAAAACAGACACGGAGGAACAAACGAACATAATGTTCCAGAAGATAAAATAGAACAAATGAAAAATCGTTTTGAGTATAAATTATGAGTAGATTAGACAAACTAAAAGAACAACATCCAGATTTGAATGTATCGTTAATTGATATTATAACATCATTGGACCCGACCGGTACTTACAAGTATACTGATTTTTTAATTAAAAATTTTAAAAGAGATAATCAATATTACAGTCCAAACCTAGATGAACTTAAAGGCTATCTTGGAGTATCTTTGTTCGGTTCAAATGAAATTGAAGTTTTAAATGAATTTGAAAGACATTCAAGAGCTAACAGAATAAAAGAAAAAGACATTAGTAAATATAACAATTTTCTTGAATTACACGAACAAGTTAAGATTGCTGAAGATATTGAAAAACAAAAAGAAGTTGAAAAACAAATTTTGAAAATACACGAAGATGATACCTGGTTAGTATTAACACCTTTAAGTTTTGAGGCGTCAAGAGTTTACGGATCAAATACAAAATGGTGTACAACACAAGAAAGATATTGGGATAGATATCTAAAAACACATAGGTTAGTTTATTGTATTAATAAAAAAATTGATACTAAAGTTGCGTTTTCAAGAGATTACGGTGATGATAAATTCCAAGCTTGGACCGCAGACGATAGTGAGGTTAGTCCAATGTTTATAGATTGGATTCCGGATGAAATCTTTTTAAAGATTAGAAAAGAATTACAAAAAAATGAAAGAACCATTGATTTAATTTATGGTGAAACCAGAAATAAACCGGTTTCTATTTCAGATATAATTAATATTCACCAAGGCAATAGCGGAACAACTGACTATTCAAACGTAGTTGACAGAATAAGAAGTTTAATGGATAACAATCGTTATAATAGCACGTGGACATCTGAACCGTATGGATTACCATTAGAACCAAGTAATGAAATTGTAATTGATACAAATGTTCCACTAAGAAGAATTAGTGATTACCCAATAGTAAGTATTAATTATGATGGTGATGATTTACCTTAAAAAATAAAATTATGAAATTTAAAACATTAGAAACAAAAGGAAAAGCATTCATAGTAAGTGATACTCACTACGGTCACAAAAATATTGTGCGAGGAGTAACAAACTGGAGAACTCAAGATGGTGAAATACCAATTGATTCGGTAAGGGATTTTGAAACTATTGAACAAATGAACGAAAGACTTATTGACGGTATTAACAATATGGTAGGACAAGACGACACACTAATAATGTTAGGTGATGTTTCATTTGGGGGTTTTGAGAATATCGGATTATTCCTAGATAGATTGGTTTGCCAAAACATTCATCTTATATTAGGAAATCATGATACAAGTATAGAAAAAAATAGAGATTTTATTCAAGGACGATTTTTAAGTGTTCAACACTATTTAGAAGTGAATATTGAAGGGAAAAATTTCGTATTATGTCATTATCCATTACAAAGCTGGCACGGTCTAAATAAAGGTGTTATCCATTTACACGGACACGTACATCTTGGACGAGAAGCTAAATTTGGTAATGGTAAAAAAATGGATGTTGGTGTTGATGGAAACGGACTAGACCCATATAGTATTGATGAAATAATTAAAATTATGGATAAAAGACCAGTAGGGTCAGATATGTCTGGAGATCACCACCTAGATGATTTAGTTGGTGTTGTGGGTTAAATCACAACTCCAATATATTTATTATTATGAAAATCATTATCACAGAAAATCAATTAAGACTTATCAAAGAAGCCGTTGGAGTTCCAGAAAATATTCTAAACGAAGCTAGAGTATTGTATAACATTGTTAAAGATAAATTAAAAGAAATAAAACAAACCGATAAAGAAGAATATTTTTTTAAAGATATTAAAATTGATTTAACTGTTTCTGATATAAATTTTACAAATTTAAATTTTTTTGTTAAAGTTGATGAACTAGAAGATTACGAAGGTACTGAACCTGTAATTGCCGCAATGGGTGTTGGAAATGAATTTGAATTTGATGAAGGAATAATGATGCAATTAAATAAAGAAACATCAACAATAGATTTATATATTAATTTTGTTGTGCCAGAAGGTTGGCAACCAAATGATTTATATATGGTTTTTATTGAACAGAAAACACATAATACTTCTATAATGGCTCACGAATTAATGCACAGATTTAGAAGAAGTAAAAAATCAAAAGGTTTGGCCGGTGATACCGCCGATTATCAATCATATTCTTCTGGAAAGTTAAATTTTGGAATACCAATTATAAGTGAATTTATGAGATATAGTTATTTTATCCAGAACGAAGAAAATGTTGTTAGACCAACAGAAGTGGCATCAAGAATGGTACAAAATGGGATAACAAAAGAAAAGTTTTATGAATTTTTGATGGAAGACGAAGTTATTAAAGAATTAAAAAGAATACAAAACTTTTCATTTGAATACTTGATTCAAGGTTTATATGATCAAATGGATAGAGTATTTGCACTACTTGAATATGCCGGAGAAAACCCAAAAGAAAACTCACCTGAAGAAAATATAAAAATGGTTTTAGAATTAGTTTATATTAATTTATCAAATCTTAAACTAGAATTTTTTGAAAGTTTTATTTTGTCACACGAAGAAAAGATTTTTTCAAAAATAGGTCCTTTATCACAACTTTTTGGCGGAAGAGCACCATCAGAAGATAAATCAAAACTTCTTAAAAAATATCAGAACCACGTTACAAAATACGCTGATAGAGAGATGGACTTTTTCAAAGATGAATGCGAAAGATTTAATTATGTTGCAACAAAACTAATTAAAAGAATATCAAAAGTTTATTCTTTAATACCAGATGAAAAAGAACAAACAAATGAATCTATATTAGATTGGGATTTACACCAGAAACTTATAGAAAAAAGATATGGTAAAAGACCAATAGAAACTTCCTACAATTTCAAAAAATAATTTGTTTAATTCAAATTAGTTTCTTACCTTTGTCTTATGGAAAAAGAATTTGTACCTTATGATAGAGCATTAAGATTAAAAGCAATTAGATTTGATGAACCTTGTTTTGGTTTTTATCAAAAAGAATCTGCCGAAATCAGACCTATTATGGTTGATGATAATGAACAATATTTGTTAACAGGATATAGAACTTGTAAAAATTCAGAGATACCTGAACACTATATTTCAGCACCAACATTCTCACAAGTATTTAGATGGTTTAGAGAGAAGTATCAAATATTTCCTGAAGTATTAACAGATTGTACTACAGAACCTAAATTTGTTTATACGTATAACACATTTTATGGAAACCCAAAAGATTTAACAGAACAAGAGTGGGGTTGGGAAAATAATATAGGTCAATATTCTGAACTATATAGGTCATATGAAGAAGCAGAACTTACTTGTCTAACAAAACTAATTGAAATTGTAGAGAATGACAAAACCCTGTAAAGAATGTCCCCACTTTATTCGTAATCGTCATAATGATATGATTGTTGATTTTGCCGACAGAACCGGTAAAAAACACAATTGTCATATGACGGAAGGAAAAAAAGATTTGTGGAATGTTACAAATACGAAGTTAGAATGTTATGGATCTATAAAAAGTAATGTTAATGTTTAAAAAATATTTGATTGTATTTTTTTCAGCTCTTATATTAGAGATTGGTAGTACTTTTTATATAACAGTGGTTGCAGATAAACACTATCCTGGTATGATGTTTTTTGCGTTCATTGGACCATTTTTGTCACTACCATTTGTTGGATTTATGGTTGAATCAAAAACTTGGAAAGAAAGATTAACATTAGCACTATTTTCGGGACTTGGATATTTGTTAGGGTCTATTATTGTGATAATATTTTTGGAATTATTAAAATAAAAAATTATGGAAGTAAAACAGACAACACTAGAATGGTTGGTTGAGCAATTAAATTTGCACGAATATGAAGATGTAATTAAACAAGCAAAAAAAATGGATGATGAGTTTTTAGAAAAACTTAAAGATTTTGATACTTGGAAAGAATGGAAAAATTCTAGTATGAAAACAAAAGAAACTAAATTTGGAACTTACGTGGAAACTGAAAGTCCAACAAAACTAACCAGTGATAAAATCACAAGATTTGTTGAAAGATTGAAAAAAATTGGTATTGATGTTAAACTATCAGGGAACTTTCCTTGGGTTTATATTACTGAAATCTGTGGAATTAGAGTTACCGAAAAGTTTGAGGCAAATCACGGGTTTACTTTGATATTTCTTCCAGGAAGAACGGATAGTCCGGTATCTGAATTTACAGATATTACAGAAATATTCAAACTTATACGAAAGTATATTAGAGAAGCTAAGTTAGTTGAAATGATGAAAAACGACGAAAAAGACGGGTTATATGAAAATAATTAAATTAACATCACACAATGATGATGGTTTTATTTACATTAACATAAATGAAATTGGACATATCTATGAAGGAGAAAAACCTAAAATGAATTGTAAGGGTGGTGGATTTAAAATGGAAAAATTTACCACAATTGGTGTTAAAACACATAATGATGGTTTTAATGTTAAAGAAACACCTGAAGAAATAATTGAAAAAATTAGATTAATTAGAAACGCAAATAGCTCACAAATAATATGAATTTAGATAACCTAACAATGGACGAACTTATTTCATTACGAAATAAAATTGAGAATAAAATACAATCATACGAAGATGGGTATTTGTATATCTGTTCTGTTCGTCAGTTTGGTAGTGTCTGGGAAGAAAGACCAAGTAGTTTATATTCTTTAAGAGAACTTTGTGATTCATATTACGGTGACAACGGTATTGTTGATGTTTATACCAATAATCCCAATTTAGAATTTCCTGAAATGGAGTTTGAAAACTATGGTGATGTTATGTTTATTAAATCCGAGGATGATTACAGAGACTGGGTTAAATACAATAAAGAAAAAAACTTTGTTGAAGATGTAACCAAAAGAGTTAATGAGTGGGAAGAATGTAAAGACAAACCATTAAGATACCGTCCTATGTTTGCACCCATTTGGACAAAAGAGGAGGTTGATGATATGACCAAAGAGTTTGAAAGTAAGACCTGGGATTTTACTGAACCAAGATCTATGAAGATAAATTATCTTGAGGACGAGACAGAATAAAAATGACAATAGATTTAAGATACGGAGACACAATAGAACAAATGAAATTGATACCTGATAAAAGTATTGACTTTATTTGCTGTGATTTACCTTATGGCTCAACTAAAAACTATTGGGATATTGTAATTCCATTTGAACAACTTTGGGAACAATATAAAAGGATTATAAAAGATGATGGTGCTATTGCTTTATTTGGAACAGGATTTTTTGCTTATAAATTAGCACTATCAAACGAAAAAATGTATAAGTATGAAATAATTTGGCACAAATCTAAAAGTGGTAGTTCATTTACCGCTAAATATAGACCTGTTCAAAAACACGAAAACATTTTAATATTTGGTAAAGGTAAAGTTGTTTATAATCCACAACTTGAAGAAGGCAAACCATATTATAGAAAGCGAAAAGCGAATAAAGGAGATAAACCAAACAATCATAAACTTGGTGTAATTTCTGAAAGTGAAACTATTAATGATGGATTTAGGTATCCTTCAACTGTACAATTTTTTCAACAAAAATGGAGAAGACAAGACCAATTACATAGCACACAAAAACCTGTTGAATTGATTGAATGGTTGATAAACTCATACAGTAATGATGGTGATACTATTTTAGATAATACATTTGGTAGTTGTACAACAGGAATTGCTTGTATAAATACTAACCGAAACTTTATAGGAATTGAGAATAGTATGGATTATTTTAATATTTCTTTAAAGAGGGTGGAAGAAAAAAGAAAAGAAAAAGAGTTTGATTTATTGATAAATTTTGAAGAAGATAGTGATAATTAAAAAAATTATATATACCTTTGTGATATGAAATATTTAGGAATTGGTTTGATTTATTTAGGTTTCTTTGGATTGATAGGAACTGCGATTTACTTTACTCAAAGCGGACATTGTTTGTGGGCTTTATTATTAACACCTAGTTTAAAAATGAATGACTGATGGAATTAGAAAAATTTGAAAAAGCAAAAAAAGTTAAAGAAAACCTTGATAGGTTGGAAACACAAAAATCTAAATTAGAATATGCACTTAAATCTTGTTCTTTGGGGGCAACAATTGCATACTCAAGAGGTGGAGAATTCCGAAGTAAAGGTGAAGTTAATATTTATAACACAGGATCAATTAGGGAGATGTTAACTAAAGAACTTGAGAGATTGAAAGAAGAAATGGATTTAGTAAAAGAAGAATTTGAAAATATATAAAAATGGAAAATCAAAATAGCGTAGCATACGTAGGAATAATAGGTTCTGTGTCTGAAATACCAGGTGCTGACAACATAGAATTAGTTACTGTTGGTGGATGGAACGCCATAACCAAAAAAGGTGAATATCAAGTTGGTGATAAGGTTGTTGTTGCGACTACTGATGCTGTAATACCAAAAGAATTATCTGATGATATGGGTGTTACTAATTACCTTCGTAAAGGACAAAGAGTTAGAACCGTAAAACTTCGTGGAGTTTATTCTGAATGTCTTTTAATACCTTTAAATTATGTCTTTAAATCATTTTCAGCTCAAAATGGTTTTCTTGATGGACAAGATATGATGGGAGTATTAAATATATACAAATACGAACCACCAGTTAAAACCATAACTTTACAATCTGGAGGTAGAAAAATAAAATACCACCAAAATCCTAACTTCCACGTTTACTACAAGTTTCCTAACCAGAAGAATGTACCAGATATGTTCAATGAAGAAGATGAGGTTGTTATAACTCGTAAGTTACACGGAACAAATGCCAGATATGGAATCGTAAGAAAGAAAAAACTTTCTTTATTGGACCGTGTTAAAATGTTCTTTGGAAATAAATGGGCAGCATTTGAATATGTTTATGGTTCTCATAACGTAGAAAAGGGATCCGACTCTCAAGGATTCTACGACACCGATGTATGGAAAACCGTGGCAAACCAATACGATATAAGAGGTAAGTTGTGGGATCACGTAAAAGATACTTATGAGCCACTTGATTTAACCGAAGGTTTTGTAATATATGGTGAGATATACGGAGCCGGTATACAAAAAAACTACGAATATGGGTTGACTGATGTTAAATTTGCCGGTTTTGATGTCCAAGTTGATGGAGTGTATCAACCATACATAAATGAAACCGTACATTTTGATTGTTTACAATTACCACAGGTTGAATTGTTATACCAGGGTATATGGGTTAAAGAAATACAAGATACTTTTGTGTTTAATAACAACATAGAAGGTACCAAAATACCACACGAAGGTGTTGTTGTTAAATCTGTTACTGGTGACCGTAGAAAAGTATCAAAAGTAATCAACCCTGACTACTTGATATATGGTGAAAAAAATAACGTAGGTGACTCCCATTAATTTGGTTGAGTCACTTTTTTTTATTAACTTTGTAAAAATATAAAAAAATGAGTTACGTTAGAATAGATGTTTATTTGGATGAGGTTTATGACCAAATGGGTAGAAGTGATAAAAATAATATGGCCGAATGGTTATAACGGTTGAGTGTAAAAAATCGTTTTAATGTTTTTTACACTTTGTTATGTGTAGGTGTGGATTATTAATCACAAAATTTTAAAAGAAAAAAATATGAAAAAATACGAATTTAAAACAAATGGTCAAGTGCCAAAAGATTGTGAACATATAGTTGAATATGGTTATGGGTGTAGTTTACAAATTTATTTGATGTGGCGATTGATAAATATTTGCGATGTGGTATTAGATAAAAAAATCTTTTCCGATTACTGTGATGAATTAGGTGAGTTCATTGAAAAAAAACATCAATTAAATCAAAACGGTGAAGAGGTTATCTCACACTATTCTTCTGTTGATATGGAAGCGGAATTGTTAATGATGTTTATGTATTCAAAATTTGGTGACAAAATATATGTTGATTAGAAGGAATGGTGGAACACTTACACATAACGTTATCGGGCTTGGCGAAGTGGCTGAACCAGAACTTAAATAGAATTACTAAACTTTAAAATTAAGAACGAATGATTGATAGAATTACTGAACAGCCATTTTGCCAAACACGTGTTAGTGGCAGTACTTTTGTGAAAGCTGATTGCTTTGATGTTTTTCCTTTTATTGATGATAAATCAATTGATGCTATTATTTGCGATTTGCCTTATGGAACTACTAACTGCAAATGGGATTCTGTTTTAGACTTAAATAAACTTTGGGAGCAATACAAAAGAATACTAAAAGATAATGGAGTGGTAATTTTATTTGCACAAACACCATTTGATAAAGTGCTTGGTTGCTCAAATTTGGAATGGTTAAAATACGAATGGATTTGGGAGAAAACACAAGCAACAGGATATTTTAATGCAAAGAAAATGCCTATGAAAGCACACGAAAATATTTTAGTATTTTACAATAAAACCCCAAAGTTTAATCCACAAAAAACAGAAGGACATAAGCCTGTAAATACCTATACCAAGAAAGCCGAAGTTTGTAATAAAACAGAAGTGTATGGGAAAGTAAAGCAAGATGTAAGTGGTGGTGGAGAAACTGACAGATACCCAAGAAGTGTACAAGTTTTTGCTTCAGATAAACAAAAAACAAAGCTTGATGGAACGATACATCCAACTCAGAAGCCGCTTGCTTTACTTGAAATGCTTGTGAAATCATACACAAACGAAGGTGATATGGTATTGGATAATACAATGGGTTCAGGAACTACCAATTTGGCTTGTATCAAATTAAATCGCAAATCAATTGGAATAGAAAAGGAAAAACAATATTACGATGTTGCTGTTCGGAGGGCTTCGCAGTATTGCAACTAACTAATATATATCAACACCCATTTAAAAACAACTGAAAAACAAGGTTTTAAAGATGAATAAGAAAAATTGTTAGAGGTGATGAAGAATCAAACGGAGAAAAAGAATTAAGAGACGATTTAAGTAAAATATGGAACTCTTATTACCAACTAACAAATGAAGAAGAATTATTAATTAAAAATATAGCAAATAGATTATGATAAAACCAGCAAGAGAAGTGATTTTTGGTGTTTGTGATAAAACCGGAAATTGTGATTCGTATTTTGGGTTTTTTAAAAATGAAGAAGACGCAAAAAAAGAAATTAAAATCCAAGCAGACAGAATGAAAGATGAACTAGGGATGTTAGATCTAGTTATCAAAGACGATAGAGCTGTTATTCCAAAAACAGATAGAATAGAAGAAGTTGTAATTATTATTCATGCTTTTGTTTTAAGATGATAGAAAAAACACCACAAGTTAATTTTATTGAGTTTATATCCAAGAATTTGTTCTGGTATGCACTTATGGTTTTTTTTAACAAATCATTTAACCCAACTGACTGGTGGATTTATCAATATTTTTGGGGTGGGGTATTGTTTGTTATATTTGAGTTTTTTATATTTAGTACGTGTTTAAAAGAAAATAAAGAAGAAGAAAATGGGAATTAAGAAATTAAAAAAAGAAAATGAAATTTTAAATTTAAATCTTGCCAATATGTTGGAAAGATTTGATACAAGTAAAACCAAAAAATATTCACAGTTCTTGGTTAAGATGCTCAATAAAAGAATTGAATCGTGGCAAAAAGAACAAGATGAATTTAGACCAGTCATTCAATCAGAAATAGCACACCTTGACCCAGTTGAAAGAACAGTACCAATTTATTCTTTTGAAAATATGTTATCAAGAGCTCTATTTTGTGATTATATATTTTCTTGGAATAGGATGGAAAAATTTATTGAATTTACCGAACTAATGGAAAAAGGTTTGATTGATGAAAAAGACATTAGTAAATATGATTCTTGGGATATGTTGGAAATACAACTTTTTGAGGCTAAAAACCGTGAAATGTTTAAAAGGTCAAAAAAAGAAATTCACAAGATTTTTGAAGACGATAATTATATCATTTTTAAACCATTGACCTATGCCGCATCTTGTTCTTATGGTTATCAAACAAAATGGTGTACCGCAATGGTTAACGACTCTGGGTATTTTTACAACCATTCAAGAGGAATTTTAATTTATCTTATTGATAAGAAAGAAAATACAAAGTTTGCTTTTTATAAACATTTCCTAAACCAATATGAAATTTCAGATGGTCACGAAGATTACGCATTTAAAACATATAACCAGGAGGATAAACAAATAGATACAATACAGACAGGTCTCCCAATGAATATCCTTCAAATTATTTTGATGGAATGTGATTTAAAATCACCAACAACAATTCCTAATTATAAATTATTTTCTGAAGAAGAAAAAAATCAAATGAGAAGATACCACGGAGCATTACCGGAAGATAATCTTTGTGTGGAAGAAATGAAGGTATCGGATGAATTACCAGGATATATAGACGCACCAGCACCAGCACTTCGTCGTTTAAGAAGAAACATAGCAAGATTAATACCAATGCCCGCTCTTGAACCACACGGAGAAGATGGAATGGAAGAAATAGTAGAAGAAAAAGCTAGTGAGGACTATTTGGAAGAACTTAAAAGTTCTGTAGAAATCTGTAGAGAAGAATTAGAAAAACAAATTCACGAACACATTCATAGAAGTTATGACAGAGAAGATTGAAATATATGTTAGATTTGCAAATGAAGGGGTTTACTACGATAAAATAAATGTAGACCCCTCCAAAATAAGTAATCCAAGGATTTTTACAGATGAGGTATTCTTTAATATTGATGGGATTACAGTGGCAACAAGAAAAAAAGATTGGGAAAAAATAGAACAATGGAAAGAAACTGGAAAAAAGAATTAAGAGAAATTTTAAAAAAAAATAATATGAGTGAAGAATATATTGAAGAAACAGTAGAATATACTGATGATGATAAGATATATGATCCTATTGTCAGTAAACCGGTTGAAGAAGAAAAAAAAGATTTAGATATTCCTTCTTGTTGGAGTAATTTAAAAAATAATGAATATGCACCTGCGTACCAAACAGTACCAAAAGTTCCTGCCGGTGTTTATGAAATAGGTTGGAATAGTAGTCTATCAACATATACTGTTAAGAAACAACCATTCAAGACAGATGAGTTATACCATTTACCGTCATATGAAATTACAGACATTTTAAAAGATATTGATAATTTCTGGAATAGAGCGGACAACTATAAGAAGTATAACTATATCCACAAAAGAGGTATATTGATGTATGGTGAACCAGGTTGTGGTAAGTCAGGTATCATTCAACTAATATCGCAACAAATAATTGAAAAAGATGGTATTGTAATCAATGTTAAAGATGAAGAAGATGTTGAAAGGTTTACATCATTTATTGCAACATTTAGAAAAGTTGAACCTAATAGGCCATTAATTGTTTTATTAGAAGATATTGATTCACTTGCTGGTGAAGGAAGACATCAAACCGCCAGATTATTAAACATCCTTGATGGTGTAAAACAAATTGAGGGTGTTGTTTATATTGCAACAACAAACTACCCAGAGAAGTTACAGGAAAGAATTACAAATAGACCATCTCGTTTTGATAGAAGGTATAAAGTGGAACTTCCAAACGAAGACATCAGAAGAGCTTACATTGAACACAAATTAAGTGAAGAAGATTTGAAAGGTATTAATATTGAAGAGTGGATTAAAAAAACTGAAGGGATGTCTTTGTCGCACTTAAAAGAAGTTGTAATTTCAGTTATTGTTATGGGTAGAACTTTTGAAGAAACAATTGATAATCTTGAAGGGTTGAAAAAAACACCAACAATTAAAGGATCCGGTACTGTTGGATTTGGAAAATAGAAAAAATAATATTAATTTTGTAAAATGAATAAAGAACAAAAAATATTAAAAGTAACCTGGGAGTGTGGACATTGCAACAAAGTACACGAATCAGCTTCAAACAAAAGATGGGATATGCAAGTTTGTGATTGTGGACAAAGCGGTTACGATTTAGAAGAACACTACTCAAGAACTATGGGTGATGTTAGAATTATTAAAGAAGAAATTTTAAATAAATAAAAATGGGAACAAGTCAGATTATAATGTTAATATTGTTAAGTGCTAACTTACTATTGGGTGCATATCTTCACGGAAAAGAAAAAACAGGGAATTACAGTTTTTGGGCTACATTAGTTAGTGTTGCAATTTATTTTGCATTACTTAAAACTGGTGGATTTTTTGAATAATGAGACATCACGCAAATTTTTATACAAATAGATTAGCCAAGGAATGGTTGAAGAACGGTAAGATTATTATAGCTTGTGATCTTGACGATACAATCATTCCTTACAACGAAGAAATTAAAGACAACTGTAAAAAAATGGTTGATTTAATTTTGGAGTGTCAAGAAGAAGGTATATACTTTTTGATAAATACTGCAAGAAGTAAAGAACAATTAATTAAAGCAAAAGAACAAGTTGAAGAACTTGGTATTGTGGTCCACGGAGTAAATGAAATGCACCCAGAATGGAATAGACCTTATGGTATTAACGGAAAGTTATATGCAAATATCTTCCTTGATGACCGTGGTGGATTTTGGGATGCTTACTGGACTTTACTAAACGCATTAACTATTGTTAAAATAGAAAGAAAAAATGGGTATAAGGATGAACAACAATCATAGAACGGACGCAGAATTTGAAAGCTTCCTTAAAAAAATTGGAGGACTTCAAAGGGTATATAGAGTTGATAAAGGACCAATCCTTGAACGAAATCAACTCAATATTGGTAATGGTTGGTTGGGTATAGTCCAAAGGTTGTTTGAAACACTAATCACCCTTGGTTGGGATAAAAGTTTTGTTAATATAAAAGAAAAGTTTGGTGGTATGAGTATATTTTTGGATAATCTACCTGAAAATGGATTTTATTTTGTTATTGAAGCTGAAAGAGAAACGTTCCAGGTTTGTGAAGTGTGTGGTGAACCTGGAGAACAACACAAAATTAATGGTTGGGTTTATACACTTTGTGTTGAACATAGAGATGAAAAACTCTATGTTGAATATGAAGGAAAAAGATACTTAAAAAAACTTATGGAACCAATTAAAAATGGTGACATTTACTTTAACGCACTAACAAATACAATTGAAACGTGTCAGACTGATAACTTTTTTGATCCTTGGTCATTAAAAGTTATTGAAGTTATAAAAAATAATGATTAAATTTTGTTATGGAAACTGAAATTGAAAGATTAAACAAAATGCGTGAACGAATAATAGAAAAAGCGGAAAAAATTAAACCAGATTTTAAACCAAAACAAGAACCAAAACAAGATTTGGGTGAGGATGGTTACAAACCGATGACATTTACTATTCATCCAAAAGAAAGTAAAATACTAAACGAATGGATGGGACATATTTATGGTGTTTATGGTATGTATGGTAATTTTGAATATAAGTTTAAATCTACTGGTGGATTAGGATATGAAATTTGGGTTTATAGTGATTTAGCAGAAACCGAAATTAATTTAACAAAAGATGTTGACTATTAACTGACATTTTTACTTGATAAACTGACAAAATGTCAGTATTTACTACAAAAAAACTCAAAGGTATAAATTTTGCAATACCTGGCACGACTAAAGTCATAATAAATAAAATAAAATAAATAAATGGGAAAAGTAATTGGAATTGATTTAGGCACAACAAACTCTTGTGTCGCAGTGATGGAAGGTAAAGAACCTGTGGTTATTACCAACAATGAAGGAAAAAGAACAACACCGTCCGTTGTTGCTTTCATCAAAGATGGTGAAAGAAAAATTGGAGATCCGGCTAAAAGACAGTCGGTAACTAATCCAGAAAAAACGGTTTACTCAATTAAAAGATTTATGGGGTCATCCTATGATGAAACAAAGAGTGAAACCGGTAAAGTACCTTACAAAGTTAAAAAGGGAACTAATAACTCAACTAAAGTTGAAATTGAAGGAAAAGATTTTTCACCTCAAGAAATTTCTGCTATGGTTTTACAAAAAATGAGACAAACAGCAGAAGATTATTTAGGTGAGACTGTAACAGATGCTGTGATTACAGTACCTGCGTACTTTAATGATTCTCAAAGACAAGCAACAAAAGAAGCAGGTCAAATTGCTGGTTTAAATGTTTTGCGAATTATTAACGAACCTACAGCGGCCGCTCTAGCTTATGGTCTAGATAAAAAACAAAAAGATATGACAATTGTTGTATTTGACTGTGGTGGTGGTACTCACGATGTATCTATCCTTGAATTAGGTGATGGTGTTTTTGAAGTTTTATCAACTGATGGAGACACACATTTAGGCGGTGATGATTTTGACCAAGTTATTATTGACTGGTTAGCTAGTGAATTTAAAGAGGAACAAGGCATTGACGTTGCTAAAGACCCTATGGCACTCCAAAGACTAAAAGAAGCGGCAGAAAAAGCAAAAATTGAACTATCATCAACACAATCTACTGAAATTAATTTACCATATCTTATGCCAGTTGATGGTATTCCAAAACACTTGGTTAGAAATCTTACAAAATCTAAATTTGAACAATTAATTCAACCACTTGTTGATAGAACAATTGATCCTTGTAAGTCTGCATTGAAAAATGCAAAAATGACAATAAATGATGTGGATGAGATAATTTTAGTTGGTGGTACAACAAGAATCCCTGCAATTCAAGAGGCCGTAAAAAAGTTCTTCGGTAAAGAACCATCTAAAGGTGTTAATCCAGATGAGGTTGTTGCTCTTGGTGCCGCAATTCAAGGAGGTGTTTTAGCTGGAGATGTTAATGATGTATTGTTATTAGATGTAACACCACTTTCATTAGGTATTGAAACAATGGGTGGAGTATTTACAAAACTAATTGATGCAAACACAACAATCCCAACAAAAAAATCTCAAGTATTCTCAACGGCAGTTGACAATCAACCATCAGTTGAAATCCACGTACTTCAGGGAGAACGTGCAATGGCTAGAGATAATAAAACGATTGGTAGATTCCATTTAGACGGAATTCCACCATCAATGAGAGGTATACCACAAATTGAAGTAACCTTTGATATTGACGCAAACGGAATTATTAACGTGTCAGCTCTTGACAAAGGAACAAACAAACAACAAACAATTAGAATTGAATCATCTTCTGGTCTTTCACAAGAAGAAATTGAAAGAATGAGACAAGAAGCTGAAGCAAATGCCGAATCAGATAAAAAATTGAAAGAAGAAGCCGAACTTTTAAATTTAGCCGACTCAACAGTTTTCCAATCTGAAAAGTCAATGAAAGATTTGGAAGATAAACTAACCGAAGAACAAAAAAATGAATTAAATGAGTTAATCTCAAATTTAAAAACTTCATACGAAAGTAAAAATATGGATGAAATTCAACCCAACATTGATAAGTTGAATAATAAATTCCAGGAAGTTACCCAAAATTTATATTCACAGACAACAGAAAATGATGGTGACAATCTTTCTGATGTAGAATTTGAAGAAGTTTTGTAATTTAATTTGACTTATTAAAATAAATTTTATATAATTAATTAAAAAAAAATATGACACTAAAACAAGCTTTAAAATTAAAAAACAAATTAGTCCAGGAGTTAAATGAACTAACAGTTAGGTTACAAAGTAACAATTCAATAATTGAGGGTAATACAAGAGATTACTCGGCTAAAGAAACTTTAAGCCAAATTTATACAAAAGTTGATGAATTAACTTACATCAAAACTAAAATTCAAAAGGCTAATTTTGAAGTTTTTGATAAAATCTTTCTTTTATCTGAATTAAAATCGTTAGTTTCAAAAATGAAAGGACTTGATTGTACTAACGGTGCTGCTGTTGATTATTATTCTCGTAGACCTGAATCCCCACTTATTAAACATTCTGAAATAAGTGTTGTAGAAAGAGATAATGAGATTAAGTTTTTGGAAAACCGAATTGACCAAATCCAGGACGAACTTGATCACTTTAACGCAACAACAGTGATTGAGGAATAAACTAAATGGTGGAACGTTAGTGAATTATACTTTTAACATACAACTTCAAAATTCTTGAGACGATGGTAGATTATGATTTGTATTCAAAAATTCAAAATTGAAACACTCAACAGTATTTTAAGTCAAATATCAAAACTCATTATATATAAAAGTTGATTCATTGACTTCCACCCACCCCAATCGTTATGGTTGGGGTTTTTTAATATGACTGAAAAACAAAAAACATTAGTAAGAAAATTTTTAGATATTCATTTTTCTAATTTAGAAATTAATGACACTAGAAAAAAAACACATCAAACTTTATCTAGAAAAAAAGGTAAAACTCATATTTTTTTAATAGAAAAAGAACTAAAAGAGGTTTATGTAAATTCTAAAATTGTTATAGACCCAATTTTAAATATGTTTGATACGGATTACACAGAAACATATGATTTTGTAAAAAATTGGTTATTAGAAAAATATAATATAGAATCGGTAGAAATTATTGGTGCCAAGATGATTATTTAAAATTTTTATCTTATATTTGTAATTATGAAAATATTATTTTTGGATCACGACGGAGTTATTTGTCTATCTTCTGAATGGGGAGGACGGTACAAGAAAAAAGGGTTTGACTCAAATCCCGAAACACCTATGGATATACGAATGGACAACTTCAATGAAAAAGCTGTTAAAATATTAAATGAAATCATAGAAAAAACTGGTTGTGAATTAGTTATTTCGTCCGATTGGAAAAAACACGGAACATTAGAACAAATAAAAGAAATGTTTGTTACTCGCGGAATTAAACCACCAATTGATATCACACCATTTTGTAGTGTTTTATTTCGTGAAGGTAAATTACCTGATGATTTTGTTTTACCACACTTTAATAAAACAGAGTATGAACGACATATTGAAATATTAAATTGGTTGAAAGAACACCCTGAAGTAACACATTGGGTTACTGTTGATGATCTTGATATGTCAAAACGAGATGGTTGGGGACTTGAAAACTTTGTTCACTGTAAACGACCATACAACGAAGGAATAAAACAATCCGGTATTAGAGAAAAAATATTAAAATTTTTATTAGATTAAAATTATGAAATACAAAACAATAGATATTAGAATTTTTGATAAATTTAGAAATCAAAGTTATTATCCGGTTATATCTGAAGAAGCAATTGACCACGTTAGGAACAATATTAAAACAGAATTAAAATGTTCACCAGTCCAAGGTATTGGTGTTTTTACAATCAAAGATATAAAAAAAGGGGAACAAGTATTACCTTTGTGGCAAGGAGATACAATGTTATATGCAATACCAATGTCAGTATTTAATACTTTTGATGAAAAAGTCCAGGAAATCGTCAATAGGTTTTTTATATCTAAAGATATTACAGACTATGTCTTTGTAAGACTAATTAAAGATGTAAATTTTGTTACATATAATAATGTTTATTTTAATAGTTGTTACCCAGATTTAGAAAAACAAAATGTAAATAACCAAGGCATTGCCCTCAAAGATATTAAGAAGGGTGAAGAGTTATTAGATGATTATTTTGGTAATTTTTGATATATGAAAAACATAAAACAATTATTTCGTAGAAATCCAGGACTTCTTGAAAAACCAGAAGTCCAAGAACTTATTGATTATTGTCGTGAACTTGAAGGAGAAGTCTTTGAAAAAAAGATTGAAGAAAACTATGATAAAGAACATATGTTAAAATTAATGTTGTCTGACATACTTACAAGTTGTAGAGAATATGAAGAAAATAAGATACTACAAGATAGGTATCCGGAGTCATACGAAAAAGTTGATGCGGATTCTTTAGTTAAAAATTTAAAAGATTATATTTTAGATATGAATTTTATGAATAATTTAGGATTATGAAAAAAAGAGTTTATTTAATAGATATTGATGGAACCGTATGTGACGACATTAAAAATGAAGACAGTCATTTATATAAAGAAGCAAAACCATACGAGGGTTCAAAAGATGAAATTAATAAACTTTATGACGATGGAAATAAAATAGTTTTTTTCACCGCCAGAGAATATAAAGATAAAGGAACAACACTTGCTTGGTTATGGAAACACGGATTCAAATTTCACGATCTTATAACAGACAAACCAAGATGTGAGGAAGATGAAGAATATGTGTGGATTGATAATAAACCTGTAAGAGGTATAACATATAAAGGAGAGTGGACACCAATTGTTGAAACAAAAAACCAAGAAGTTGAAACACTATTAAATTTTAAAAATTAAAATGACAAGAAAAGTAAAATTGTTCATCGTAGATGAAAAACCTTATTTGGTTTCACTTGACCAAATTGTTGTGGGTGATACTGTTGTGGTAACTGTCGGTGGACAATATCCCTCTATTGTTAAATGTGAAAATGAACAGATATTTGAGTTAATAACAAACAGTAAATTGACTTTAACAAAACCTTTCAAGGTAGTTATGGAACCAGATAAAATCACATTAAATGAAGACCAAATAAATAAACTCACTGAAGGTGATGGAGTATTAGAAATTGTGGAAGAAAACGGTGTAATAACTTATAATATTTAAAAAATGAAAGATTTAGAAGCAATAGTAATTGTAATTGGTGTTACATTTGCTGTTGTAACGATTTTTGTACAATTACACTCAAGTTATAAAAAAAGTAAAAAAGATGAACAAGGTTAATATTTTAACACCAAAAGGTGTTGGTGAAATTGAAAACACGTATGTCTCTGATTTAGGTTTTCTAATGTTAAGAATTAACAATTTAGATGGGACTTATACAACTTATAACCTTGGTAAACACAATGTGGATGTAAACATATTCACAAATCAAATAGTTGTTTATGAAACAGTTGGATCTTCACGGGATTAAACATTCTGAAGTACAAATAATTTTGGACCAATTCCTCTGGGAAAATATAAAAAAAAATCAAAAAGAAGTTGCGGTCATTACTGGTCTTAGCGACCAAATGAAAAATATTGTTAGAAATTGTGTTGATGATTACAATATGATTTGTCAAGAAGAATATTTAAATCCAGGAAAATTTATAATAAAACTTGTGTAGTTAAAATATTATTTTTATATTTGTCAAAAAGATTTAAAAATGACAGACAAAAAACAATATCTTTTAGCCCAATCTTTTGAGATGACATTTACACAAGATGCTGATTGTTGTGATAGTAAAGACCAGTTTCTCACAATCAAAACACAAAATGGTGGTGGTGGTGATTTTTTTGTTATTGAGACAGAAAGATGGGCTTTTGATAATATACCAGAACTTGTCACTACTTTAATGAGATTTTATACAAAACACAAGTTAATCAAATCAAATGAATTAGAATGAAGAATTTAACAGATTGTGAACTTTTAAGTTTAGCTCACAAAAATCTTGCAAAAGCAGATATACATATGTACTCGACAATAGTTTTAACAGTTGTTTCATTTATACAGTCTATATTATTATTTTTTAATTTTGTTGGGGCAGTTAGTTTTTTAATTGTATATCCAATTTGTTTTTTGTTATATCTTTATCACAGAAAAAAACAAAAAAAGTATATGAAGATTGTTGACGAAGTACTAAATGAATTTACATCAAGAGGAATTTGATTATGAGAAAAATGTTATATATATTTGTGATTATGTTATTAGTTAGTTGTTCTAACTGGCAATATAAAGAATTTACATATTTAAGATGTAAAAAAATGGAAAGGATTCACGTCCATTTATATTATCACGAAACTTGTGACTGGGTTTGTTTGGATATGGATAATGATTATAGGATTGTTGTTGACACGGCAAGAATAAAATATAAGACAGATAAAAAAGGAAAAGTAAAAAAAGTAAAATTAATAAAATGAAAAAAGTATTTTTAGCAATTTTAATGGGTGTTATGGTAACATCTTGTACAGAAAATTCAAGAGTTAAAGCTTGGGGTGGAGAAGGAACAATCAACTTACCAAAAGGACGTAAATTAGTTAATGTAACCTGGAAGGAAACTGAAGTCTGGTATTTAACAAAAGCTATGGACTCAAATGATGTTGCTGAAACTTATCAGTTTCAAGAAGAATCATCTTGGGGTTTAGTTGAAGGAACTTATAACATTGTAGAAACAAAATAATATGACAGAAAGAGAATTAATACTTTTGGGTCTCAAAAGTGAAGAAATTAAAGAGCACGATGAAGACGAATCTTACTATTATGTTTTAGATATTGTTGATGGTTTAACATTTATAACACCAACAAATGAAGACATTAAAGACGGTAATTGGTATGTTGAATTTTTCAATACGGACCCATCTGTAAGATTTTACGAATTTGCAGAAGTACAAGCATTAATAAATACACTAACAAAGGCAATTGTGAATGAAAAATAAAATACCAACACACGATCCACAAACGGGTGAGTTAAATCCTTACTACGAAGAATTAACCGGTGAGAAAAATCCATTGATTAATTCTGATGAAAAAAAAACTGTCACATTTGACACGACGAAGTTAGTTGGAAAAGAATTTAAATATAAGAGTAAATACGGTATTTCTAATTGGTCAGATAAAGTAAAAAACATAGAATATGTTCTTGGTATAGAAACAAATATTGAATTACCAATTAAACCTTATGTTGAAAGTCAAACAAAAAAGAAATTAGAACTTTATGGTTATACATATAAATTACTTGTAAGATCCACAAGAGCTAACCAGGTTTATGATTTTAATGATTGTATTTTTTTATTAGATTAAATTATGGCAAAAATAGACGAGCTAACCCAAAGATATCCAAACACATCTAAAAGTACTGTAAGAATTTTTAATGAATTGGACACAACACCAACAAAAAAATATTTACCATACCTATTCCAAACCTGGAATAGAAGAAAATCAATCAGCTATTTCAGTTGGTCTTCTAGACAATTATCAACTTGGGTTATGGCATTTGATAGTTTATTACCGTATATTGAAAATAAAGACATTTATAGTAAGGACTATTTAGATTTGTTTTTTTTAAGAGATGTTGTTACAAAAGCTGAAGAAACAAAACAAGAAAAACTTTTTGTCAAAGAAGACCACGTAGAAGTAGTTTTAGAAAACGAGAATTTTTTTATTATTAGACCATTAACAATTGAAGGGTCAATTAAATATGGTTCTGGAACTAAATGGTGTACCACGATGAAAAATTATTGTTACTTCAAAGACTACACATCGGCAAATTATCTATATTATGTTATATCAAAAAAAGAAAGAAATAAAAATTATAATAAACTGGCTATTTTAACAGAAGGTAAAAAGAATATTATGACAGGTAATATTAAAATCTGGAATGAATCAGATGTTGAGGTTAAAGAATCAACAGTTATAAATAATCAATGGACTTTCTTTGAAATTTTTGAAATTTTCACAACAATCAAAACACGTTCATACGAAATGTCAGTTTTTGATCAAACTAAAAAAGATGTTGACACTGTTATCAATACGTTGAACTCAATAAATTTTGAAGAATTGATGAAAAAAATACAATTGATTGGTAATCAAGAAAAAAATATTGGTGAAGAATATAAACAAAAATTAGATAATGTTTTAAATTTTTTATCAATTAAAATAAATAAATAATTTGGTTATTTGAAAATTAATTAGTAAATTTGAAGAAAAAAAAAATGAAGTATTTCAGAGTAGTTTCGCTATGGGTGTTGTTTATTTGGTTAAACACACTCTTTGGTGAGTATGTGGTGAGTAGAGAAGTAAACGGATTCCTCCAACTGTTAAGTTTCGTTGGTGTTGTAGGGATCCTAATATATGTAATAAACGAAACAATTGAATTATTTAAAAACAAAAAACAAAATGATTAGTACTTTAATTTTTATTTTAGGATTGGTAATTGCCGGATTTACGGCATTCACAACAAGAGACCGAATGTATGTAATAGGAACAGACAGATGGGGTGATAGTAAAAAAATGTTTAATACTATGTGGATACTCAAACCAATTGGTATCTTTGTATTAGGAATTATAATTTCTAGTATCCAACCATTCGCACTTGAAAGAGTTGACGCAGGACACGTTGGAATCAAAGTTAATTTGACTGGAGACAAAAGAGGTGTGTCAAGTTATGAATATAAAACTGGTTGGGTAATGTATAATACCTGGACAGAACAGATGTTAGAGTTTCCAACATTCCAACAACATATTGAATACAAGGATCAAACTGTGATTACAAAAGGTGGATTTGCGGCAACAATTAAACCGTCATTCAACTATTCACTTAAACCAACAGCAATTGGTAATATGTTTGAGAACTTGAGATTGGATATTAAACAAATTGAACAAGGATGGTTAATGAATGCGATTGTTAGTTCAGTGAATGACGTAGCTAATAAGTGGGAGGTAGATGCAATCTTTAATAAACGAGAAGAATTTGAAGCAGCAATTGTTGCCGAGTGTAATAAAAGATTATCTAAATGGTTTGAAGTATCACAGTTAAGAACTAATATCATACCACCAAAATCTTTACAACAAGCAATTGAAGGTAAAACAAAAGCAGTCCAGGAAGCACAAGCCGCAACACAACGTAAACTGGTTGCTGAAGCTGAAGCTCAAGAAAAAATTGCGATTGCCCGTGGAGACTCCGCTAAAGTTATAATTGACGCACAAGCTTTGGCCCTTGCAATGAAGTTAAAACAAAAAGAAATAACACCTCTTTATGTTGAATATTTGAAAGCACAATCCTGGAATGGGGTTTTACCAACAACAGTTGCGGGTGGATCAGGAACATTTTTAAACATTAAATAATATGATAAGAAATTTTAGTTTTATAATTTTATTTATAATATTAACATCTGTATTATTTAGTTGGTTTGTGTACATCTCAATCCAAAATGATAAAGTTTGTGATGAGTTAGTAATATTAAATGACGGATCACAAATTGAAGCAACACAGGTATTATCATATGAAAGTGGAATGAGTACCATAAAAATGTGTAACGGACAATGGATGGACACACCAACCGTTAATATAAAGATGGTCAAACCTATTGAGAAGTAATATTAAATCCCATCTTTATCGGTGGGATTTGTTTTTTTAAAAAAAGTTTTGTATCTTTGACCTATGAAAGGAAAACTAATTAAAACCGATGTAAATTATCTATTAGAAGACGATAAGGGTGTTGTTGTCGCATCAACATCCACAAAGGAAAGGATTAACGGTTTATCCAAACAAAACTGTGATGAGATATTTGGAGTAGTTGATGTTATATATAAACAAGTTAGAAACGGATTTGATGGAGTTATAGATTCATTCACTGAAGCATTTGCTAAAGAATGTATCAACAGAGCAATGAAGTTATACCAACCAACAGAAATAGAAGTTGAAGTTGAAATGGAATGTCTGGATCCTAATTGTGATGGTATAAACAAGAAAGGTGTTTGTATACCTAGTGATAAACCAAAATTAGATTCAAACGGATGTTTAATACTAAAAAAACTATAAAATGGAAAATAGAAGCGCACACTACGGGGACGTATCAAAATGGATTGAAAAGGTAATTGATTCTTGTGAGACATACGAACAAACAATTACGGCATACAATTTAATTAGAAATTTTAGAAAACAATTGATGAAAAACACACCGGACAAATATTGGTATAGTTACCAATACGATATTATTTGGCCACTTGAAACCATATTAAATAATAAAAGAAGTAGTCTACAAAAAGAACTTAATCAATAATGGAAGAAGTAAAATATCCAATAGGTGGTTTTGCACCTGGTGACTATATGTGTAAATGCGTAACCTGTAAAGAACAATTTCACGGAGATAAAAGAGCTACACAATGTGAAACCTGTGCTATTGAAATGGTTAGAACTAAAATAGTTGAAAGTGAAAAAGGTGGATTTGAAATTGAACGTGATTATTTACAGGGATTTATTGATCAGTTTGGAGATGGCCCATTAGGTGAACTGGATCCAGATGAATGGACCGCACTTGATTTTTTGATGTGGCTAGAAGTTAATAACTATAAAATTATAAAAGATAAATAATGTTGTAAATTAACAAATTTATTTTATCTTTGTAATATGATTTCCGATAAACTTAAAGACATACCAAAAAATCCAGGATGTTATTTGTTCAAAAACGACAAAGAACAAATCATCTATGTTGGTATGTCCAAGTTTTTACCAAAAAGGGTAACATCTTATTTCCAAAAAAATCATACTGGTAAAACAAAAACTCTTGTTGAAAACATTGTTGATGTTGAGTTCAAGATTACATCATCGGAACAAGAAGCAATTATCCTAGAAGAAGAACTAATCAAGTTATACAAACCAAAGTTCAACATCAAAGGAAAAGACGATAAGACAAGAAAATGGTCTTTGTGTTTCACAGATGAAGATTTTCCAAAACTAGAGATTGTTAGAGACAAACAAGACGATAGGTTATCACTTGATTTTACATCTGGAAACTTATGTCGTGAGATTTATAATCTTATTCACGATGTCTTTGAACTTCGTAGTTGTTCTTATGATTTAACTGAAGAAAATATCGCAAAAGAAAAGTTCAAGACTTGTTTGGAATTTCACCTTGGAAGATGTAATGCTCCTTGCGTGAATAACATCAAAAAGTTTTATTACAATGAGATTATTCGTGATGTGAAAAAAGTTCTATCACTTGATATTTCCAGTCTTAAAACAAAGTTGAAGAAGTCTATGAAGTATCATTCAGACAATCTGGAGTTTGAAAAAGCACAAGACTTATTATCAAAACTTACAAGTTTGGAAAGTATTGATAGTAAGTTGAATGTTATAAGATTACAGAAATATAACAAAAAAGCTTTTGATATTAAAAACATTCTGGGTCTTAAAAACATTCCGGCATCAATTGAAGCGTTTGATAACTCACACAACCAGGGTGATTCAAATGTTGCAGCATCAGTTAGATTTAAAAATGAAACTCCGGATAAATCAGAATACCGTAAATATATTATTAGAAGTTTTACTGGTGTTGATGACTACCAATCATTTGATGAGGTATTAAATCGTAGATTCAAAAGATTGATTGATGAAAAACAAAAACTTCCGGATCTTGTAATCATTGATGGTGGCAAAGGTCAATTAGGTGTTGCCAGAAAAATATTTGAAAATCTTGGAATTTTAAACCAGGTTGACCTTATTTCAATTTCAAAAGATTCAAATCACAAGTCATCAATCATACATAAAATTGATGGGTCCGAGTTTAACATAAAAGATGATATAAACTTTACTTTGTTTGGTAAAATCCAGGAAGAAGTTCACCGTTTTGCGATTAAATTTCACAGAGAAAAACAATCAAAAAAAATGTTCTTATAATATTTGAATTTATTTAAAATATTTCTTATTTTTGGTATTATGGGGTTTAATAAACGATTTTTTAAAAAAGAAAATATATTATCAAATCTTGAAAATATAATGGAATATCTGGATGTTGATGCGGCATACTTAACAGACAAATTTTCATTAGAAATTTATAGAATGTTTAATTCCGGAAAAACAAAAGAAGAGATCATAAACCGTATTAATGAAATAAAAGATGATAACAATTTTTAAAATTTTATTAATTGGTTGGACAATAACTTTATTGTTTGTTTTGAACTTAACAATCCAGTACTTTTATAACGAATATAAAAATAAGAAAAAATGAAAAAAATACTTTACTACACAACAAGAGTACTTTCAGTAGTACTTGCAATACCAGCACTTATTGTTGGTATACCATCACTTTGTATGATGGTGATTTCTGACACATTGGATCCTGATCCATATAATTTAAATAAATAATTTTCTATGAAAAGATTTGTAAGATGGTTTGAACTAAACTGCGGTTGGTTCTTTGTAAACGGTAGAAAACAGGAAGCCTGGAGTGAATACCTAATAAAAAAATATGGTGACACTGATACCGGTAAACAAAAAAATGTTATGGTTAGTTATCCACCAAAATGTTTGGTTTGTGAATTAGAAATGGATTCGTTAAGAATTAATCGTCCTTTCTGTGATGAATGTCTGGGAACTTTAAAAGAATTAATAGATAAAAAAAAGAAAAAAAATGAAAAAAGAAAAAGTAATTGAGGTGAATTTAGGGGTTGGGATGAATATGTTATTCCCCGAAACAGTAAAGATTGTTATTGAAGACGATACAGATGATGAAACAACTAAAAAATCAAGTAAGGTTAAACCGGAAATAGAAATAGAAAAGGAGTAGTAAACGATTAAAGATTATGAAAAAAATTTATATATTTTTTTGGTGGTTACGGAATTATCCAGAAATAGTTTGGATGAAAATTAAATCAAAATTTAAAAGATGACGGAAGAAGAAAAGGATAATAGAATAAAAGAACTTGAGGAATTTCTTGAAAATGTTATTGAACATCCTTATATGTACGGATCACCAATATGGGAAGAAGGTCGTAAATTACTAAACAAAGATGAGTAAAGAAACATATTCAATACCGATTTATGAGAATGGTATTAAAACCAAATGGACTATTGATGGTATAATAGGTGATGAAAAATATCAACAACTAATATCAATAACCCCTGAAGGAAAACTCCCAAATAT